AATTTGGCAGTATTTACAAACCTTATATATGTTAGGTACCACGATTACCGCCATTCCCGCAGAGACACTCTCAATGATTGAGGGTATCGCCAAGGATTGTGCCGACAAGATGGAAAACGAGGGAGGTGAATTGGATGAAGCCGCTCTCATGAAAACCATGAACAGTATGTTTGGTGGTATGTTGAAAAAATAAACTTACGATATACTAAATGACAAAGGTTTGGTTCGAAGATCCAAGACAGCTCATCAGACAAGACAAGATTTCGCAGTTTTGGCCTAATAATAAACAGACACCAGCCGAACGTGTTAATTCGGCTTCAAGATTTATAATTTACACTACTTGCTTTTTATACTTAATTCGTAGGGATATTAGAGTGTTTGTCCTAGGTGCAACCTCTTTGGGTGTTCTTTATGTTATGTACAGGAGTAACATGATTAAAGAAACATATGGCGTTCCCACACGATCTACGGGTTCTGGATGTCAAATGCCATCCGGAGACAATCCAATGGGTAATGTTTTATTGACAGACATCACAGATCGTCCTAATCGTCCTCCGGCGTGTGAATACTCTTCGGTCCGACCCATTATTCATGCTTTAGTCGATCAGCGCGTACCGTTCGATGCCGGTCGATCTCGTTCTCCCCTCCCCCATATCCAACGCAAAGCGGCTTCTCGGCAATTCATTACCGCACCGGTCTCGATGGTTCCGGGAGATCAAACCGCATTTGCTGAATGGTTATATGGACCCAAAAATGGCGTATCCTGTAAGGGTGGAAGTCAGTTTGCATGCAATCCCGACGCACGTGGCGCACAATTGGGTGCATTTCGGGGATTGAATTCTGCGATCAATCATAGGTAATGATAAAATATTCTCACGCTATAGTAAAATGGCGTACCAACTCCAGCCCGGATTATCCCTCGTCGAAAATCCCGCTCTTCCGAAGAGCAGCGCAACCGATGATGTTTTTGTTTACCCCCAACCCAGTTCTATCAGCATGGGTGCCCGTCCCAATACTATGTTATATGGTACGGCTCCCGCCAAATTTGGCAAGGGTGCCCCTGCCCAATATGTGGAAACGAGTGATCGTTTGAGACCGCAAAGTACATCTACACACAACAAACAACCGATCAAGACATGGGAGCGAGGTATCTTCCCGGTTCAAGACAAGGGTGTCGTTTTGCCGCCCCAATCCGTGGCATACAAAGGCCCGGCGAGTACTCGTGCTGATCTCCAGAACGGCCTGTTTGACAAGCGATATAATTAAAAATGTTTTGATAATATAAGAATGGCTGATCCTATTTCCATTTTGGCGGTTGCCGGTCTCGTATATGCCGGACGTGCCCTGAGCACAGAATCGAATCCAGCAGAATCGGTCCCAAAGGAAGAAATTATTGAAGCTCCCTCTGAACAAACTCTTTCCGATAAAGTTCCTAAATTTAATCAAACCCAATTTGCCCCTAGAACGGAAATACCCCAGAAGAAGGAGATGGCTACCTTTGCTGATGTGGCTCCCATGCCCAGAAGCGGGGGTCAGGAAATCCTCGACATGCGAGATCGTATGTATGATCAGGGTAAAATGAATAATCTGGCCCCCATCGAAAAACAACTCGTTGGTCCGGGCTTAGGTAACCCGGATGCTCCGGCGACGGGTGGATTTCAACAACTTTTCCGTGTTAATCCTACATTAGTTGGCGCTCACAAGCTTACGCAATTACCGGGCCGTGTCACGGGTCCAGGACATGACGTGGGCGGTGGTCTTAGAACGGCCACCCCGACGGTTGGTCATAATATGCCAGAAAAGACGGCGTTCCTTCCGGATCGTCTTCCGAATGCTGGTGGTTATGCCCAAGGCATGTCCGGTGCCCGGACTCGCCCGTCTCATCAACGCACGATGCGAACTACCAATCGTTCGGAGACTGGTTTGCGAACAGACGGTTTAGGTTATGCCCCGGCTAAACGCGTAGTCAGTGGCTTAACGAATGCCCAAGATATCACCCGACTCAAGAACGATGAACACACTCAACAATTCTATTATAACAACCAACCGGCTCCGAGTATTAGTAACTTCTATAACGGACACAACGTTGCCCCGGCTACCAATCTCGCACTGGAAAACAAGAGGGGTCACGGTTATTCCGCCGAGCAGCTTCAAAGGTACGGTTTCCGTGCGGATGACCGTCGCGGTAACCCCAACCGTCGTGGTAATGCCGGACGGATGAACGTCCGCGAGGCTCCATTAAAGACGACAGGCTTGGTTACCAGTGTTCGCTCCGATACGAGTCGCATCGATGGTCGCGATGGTGTGATGAGTGGTGGCTGGACGCAACAATACAACCAGGTGCCGTATCATAACTTCAATCCTAACAAAGACGCTCCTAACCCGTATGCGACGTCTGGTTCTGCGGGCTTAGATGTGGCCAAGGAACAACTCAAGAATAACCCGATCGCTCAAAAACTGTACAAATAAGTATTTTATATCCCAGAACAAGAGTTAAACACTCATTAAAATTATATCACCTAATTTTAATGAAGGTCCATACCTTAGATATCGATAGTAGTGAAAGGGATCCCATACTGTACCCAGACCCGTCAAGTTACGTTATTTCATTGAAAAACCCTATTTATGACGTCTCTAAGATATCTCTAATATCGGCTAAAATACCTAATAGTCAATTGCTTGTTCATTCCCGAAATAAAACGTTTTCCGTGAGTGGTAATACAGTGACATTAGACGAAACAAATTATGCGAGTGTCGGTGATCTTGTCACAGATCTTACCGCAAAACTGGATGACACCGTTGCCCCAGCTATACAGACTATCGCATACGATACCGATACGAATACAATTACGTTTTCTAACGTAAATGCTGGTTCCGCCGCTGTCAAAAGTTTTACGTTTGAATTCAATTCCGGAACAAATGGTTACACGAGTAATACGGAACCGAATACCACGCCACACCAATTACTTGGATTCGCCGGTCGCGACTACACGTCAAGTGGAACTCCCAACTCGATTAAAAGTGGTTCAATAAACCTGAATGGACCAACGTCATTAATTGTGAGATTAAGTACGGGTTCAGATGACTTTACACGTACTGTATATACAACAACTCCATTTTACACAGGAAGAGTGATTCTATCGGGTGATACACTCGTTCATAAAGGAATCGATGATCCTCTTACACATTCGTTCGTGGGCGGTTCTCAAAAGACTATCCGTGATATAAAGGTTGAATTCTTCTATATGAGTCACGGAAGACTCATTCCGTATGATTTCAGAAATCAAGATCATGTAATGAAATTTGAAGTCACGTGTTCTACCGATAAATTTGAAAACCTTTCTAAACAACAGACGCCCCTATCGCGATTTGAATTACCGCCACCAATAAGCATTCCAGAAATGGAGAATCCTTATAGATGGAAAGAATATCTTTCTATCGTTGGTATTGTTTTATTAGGATTGGTTGTTATATTAATAACTACTAAACCGAGATCACAAATAGCTGTGAAGCTTCCTCCTGTTGCCCCGAAGCTTACTGGGTGACCGCATACACCGGTTGGAGCGGCTTACGCACACGGCTGGAGAGGCGAGACATCACCAAATAGACCGTCACGGACAACAAAGTGGTGAAAAGCGCAGTGAGAGCGAAGTGCTGACCACCGTTACGCTTGACAGTGACGATTTGCTGAATGGCCCAACGGACGAGGTCCATCCACGAGAGAGCGGCGGCGAAGGTGAAACCCGCGACGACGGCGTTCAAGCTTTGCGATTCCAATTCTTGGGTAACGAGACCAACGGTATCGGCAATGGCAGACATTATGTTTAAAGTATAGTGAGAAATTATTCTGGAAGTAGCTCTTCTTCTGTTACAAATTTTTTATACTTATCTTGATTGTATCCTTTCGTCCTGGATTTCTTTACTTTCTTCTTTATTTCAAAAAGTTGTATTGTTTCTGTTTCGCTTCCGGCAACACTACTACTATCTGTACTAGTATCACTTTCATCGTCACTCGAC